CTCTTCTTGGCGTACAGAGAACAGATGGGATGCACTAATGACAAATTTGTTTTGGTTAACGGGTCTCCCATAGGGATACCGTTAACCATTTTTCCAATATACTTACCGTTTCGGTAGAGGTTTTTGTCCCCTACCCAAGCGGATAGTATAATATCAATTTTTGGTTTATCAAGACCCATCTTTTCTAAGACCGGTCTCATGACGAACCTTCCACTTTCATGTGTTGGGATGTCTGTCGCTTTCTCCAAATCAAAGGAGAGAGCGGAGACATCCTCTTCAAAGAGAATCTCTCCCCTAATCGGGTCGAGATTGTCAATTGATAAAGCAAACTCCCATCCTAACCTTGCGGCTTTGAAGCCTTGCTCCAAAACCGGGTTATTTTTCGCCATCTCAATAGTGAGATGGGAGAATGGTTGTAAAAGTATGTCTTTGTAGAATGATCCACTAGTGACCACTCTACATTTTCCATTTTCTCTGATTCCAGCGACATTAACGTTGTATACGTCAATATCGTTCGACTCAAATTTTCTAAACGCACGCCACCAAAGTGGCGTCCCAATATCACCGCCCTCGGAATTGGGGTCGGGAAATGTTGGGGGAGCGAGGACATTTTGGCGTATCAACTTACGTAGATAGCCAAATTTGCCTTCTAGTTTCCGCGAATTCTCTTTACATGCAGATGTCGACATCGACGCACGAAAGTGCGGCGATATCCCGTCTGCGTCAAATACAAGATCAGTTGTGACCTCTTCAACCGCTTCAATAAGCGTTTGATTAGGGCTAAACTCGCGTTTGGTAGTGACGTTCGTCACAAATTGAGTGATGGTTTCTTCCACCATTCGTTTGTCGGCGAGTCCAGTTGATCGAGATTGCGCGAAAGTGCAGACTCGAAACATCTTCTGTTTAGAATTAGTCTTTGAGAAGTGCTTATTGTATTGTTTAACAATAGGCACAACCCAAGACATATGTCTGTAAGAATCGACGGGCATGTCTCGTTTTTCGAAACATGCCTTACGAAACTTTTTTCGAAAATCCTTAATCTCCTTAACTACTTTAGAGTAGTTAAGGAGACATGAGGAAATAATTGAATTTGAGATTTGATCGGTGATCTCGTAAACGGGAACACCGTTTTGAACCTCTAAACATTCGGGGAAACTCACAATCA